ACTACGAACCCGGCACGAACGGCGGCACCGACGAAACGTGGGTCGAAAACGACGATTCATACACGACGCATTCGTATGACGTCGTTCCGTATGGCCGCCAAACCGCCGTCACCGACTTCTTACAGTTAGCGGCGTCGACGCTTCGGTCGTCGCGGTCGCTCACCGAAGAAGCGTTAGTGCGGTCGGTGCGGCACTACGAAGAAGCCCAAGCGATTCAGGGGACGGGTTCGGTGACGGGTATCGGCGGGAACGACCCGAACGGCTTCGACGGGTTATTCGACCTTGCCGACGGCGGGAACCTCACCGACGAAGGCGGGTCGGGCACGATGGACGAATCGAAGGTTCGGTCGGACACCCGGACGCTTCGGCGGAACGGTGCCGATTACGACGACCTAATCGGCGTCACCGACCACAAGACCTTCGAAGACTTGAAGGATAGCGTCGACGACTTCGTGCGATACCAAAGCCCCGGTGACGAACTTAACTTCGGCTTCCGGGCGCTCAATATCGACGGCGTTCCGATCGTCGAATCGCACGGGTCGCCCGATAGCGGCGGTAATCGGCTTTACGTCATGGCCGATATGTCGACCGTCGTTATGGCTATGCTTCAAGACACGACCCTACACCCGCTTGCCCGGACCACGCCGGAAGAAGACGTCGCGGTCGACGCTTACGGCGTGCTTGCGGCAAGCGCCCCGTCGGAACGGATCGTCGGTCGGTACAACTTAGCCTAACGACAGTCGGATAGCACCACACAACTATGCCATTCGAAAAAATCCAAGACGGCAAGACCGATCCGACCGGCGACGGTCGAATGTGGGCCGGGCGCGTCACGCTTTCGTCCGGCTCCGCGACGATCGACTATTCCGACGACCTTCCGGGGGTCGGCGACGACCTTCCCGAAGAACCCGTTATCGTCGGCACGCCGAAGTCGGACGATTCGGTCTTCGTATCGTCGGCGGGCACGTCACAAGCGACCATTAGCGGCGCGGGCGGCACCGGGTCGTATGACGTGAACGTCGTGATTCACGAACAAGGCGGCACGTAATCGGGTTCGTCCGGTACGCCGACCGCCCTTCTTCTTCCCTTTGGTGTAATAGCGACACATTTATAATGCGGTAGCCACAAGTAAGGGTATGGTGCGAACCACTACCGAAGCCGACGACCGCGCCGAATACGTGAACAAGAACGTCGACCGTGCGATCGACGACCACGACGTCGACGCCGACTTCGACGGTGCGACCGTTATCGGGACCGGCGACGACGAATACGTGTCGGCGACGATTACCTTCGACCCGGACACGACGGCCCGCGACGTCGCCCGCGTTCGTCGGTCGCTACCTATGTCGTTCGACATGAGTATCGACTTCCGGGGCGGCGACACGCTACTGCTTCGAATTCGCGTCGGCGACGACGGGGGCGCGTGAACATGGCCGATCTAAAGTGTACGAAGTGCGGTGCGACGGCGTCATACGCCGACGCGAATA